AATTAGATATATAGTAAAAATAATAATAATTTTTTATTAGCGTATGAGTATCTAAAGAGCTTATCTGTTTATGTGGGCTCAATAAATAATTATTAGAAGGTTTAATTTCTTTTTCTACTACCCCCTGCAAAAAAGAATTAATTTGATAATGAATATGGCTGACAAATGGTAAGTTTTTTTTATATAAAATATTCATATCTGTTTGAAAAGGAATTATTTTAGAATAGTTATCACAATAATCTAATATGTGATTGTACATTTGTGGTGTAAGAAATTTTTTAAATATAAAATTATTTTCTTCCATACTATATATTATACCATTATTAATGGATTGTAAATATTTCATTAATTGCAGATCTCGTTAACGATCTAGGTAATTAATATAATAATTATTATGTTATTTCAACAGGTGGAACCCAATCATAATTATCATTTAGAACCCAAGAGGGAAACGGTTTAGGTGCGATAAACACGTCAGCCTGAGGATCGTAGGTAAAGCCAACGCCAGCAAACTGTTTTCGAAAATTGTTGTTGTAAGAGGTTTGAATCCAAGTTCCGCCAAGTCCAAGATCATTAGACAAAAACTCTTGTCCACGATGCTCCTCGGAGTTATTAACAACAACAACGCGAATAACGGTGTTGTTTTCATCTATTTCTGCAAAGTGTGCCATCAGATCTGATAGTATATAACAGCTATGCCGGAGCCACCATTACTTGGATTAATTGCTCCAGTTCTTAAGATAACCCATTCATCCATAATATTATAATAGCTACGAGCCGACAGTGCTCCTCCGCCACCGCCACCTGCCCTATTTGCAGTGGCTTCAGATGCGGCGACTCCTAAGTAATTATAGGGGGATGAGCTTGAATTCGCTGCTTCTATTGCACCTCCTGTACCAGCATTTGCGCCGCCTAGACCTCCGGTCGGCATTTGTGTAGGGTCGTAAGGTACTGCAACCGTTGTGCCACCACCACCGCCACCGCCACTAAATGAATCTAGTATGCCAGTAAAAATATCCGTAGTATAGGCCAAAGCACCTCCTCCGGATCTAGTAGTAGAACTAGCAGGATATCCATTTTCGGCTTGACCAGAACCTCCGCCACCACGTGATGATGATCCTTGACCGCCAGTTCTACCGGAAGATCCTACATTACCAAATGTAGTATTTGGAGCACCAGCCCAACCACCACCACCGCCATGTCCGCCAGGAGGGTCTGCTAAAGAAAAAGAACCTGTCATTGATGTTAAGTTAATATTTACAGAGACTGTTGTGCCACGGCCACCGCCAGCACCAATCCGAGTTCTAAAGGTTGTATTAGAGCCATTTGATAAGGAGCCGCCAGCTCCAATAACTACTGGATATATACCTTTACCCAATATTTCATTATTAGAAGCAAGACCACCGCCTCCGCCACCACCAGAAAAATAATGCGCAGAAAGAGTTGTAGTTGTTGTTGGATAGCTTAATTCATTAATATTGACTCCACCACCTGAACCACCACCACCAAAAAGTTGATAGTAAACAGTTTTTTGACCGCTACCAGTTACAATAAAATTTTCCGAAGACGTAAAAAGATGATATCGATAACCACCTGAATCTCTTATTGTTCCACCAATTGCTGTCCATGGCTGAATTGAGCCAAGTCCAAAATTCCTAACAGATGTACCACCCATCATGCTAAAAAGTGCCATTATTCAAACCTCACTTGAACTGTGTTTGGGATGCAAGCACCGTATATGTCGGAGTTGTTGCTGTTTTTATAATAACGTACGAATAAACGTCAATAGCAGAAGTGTTACCAGATGTTGGAGCAGTGCCACCCTGCCACTTTGGAGTAATCGTTGAACCATCCACCTGAAAAACATTAGGATAGTAGGCGGTTGTTCCGTTCGTGTTGGCCCATACCACTGTGATTGAATCACCTACAGCCAACAGACTAGACAAAGTGGTGGATCCGTCACCACGCACATTGACCGTATGGTTTGCTGTCGCGTTACTGGTGTAATACCATATGCTTGCTGTCTTAACATCAAAATTAATTGTACCTGTAGCAGCTGAGGCAACAATGTTCCAGTTTTCTTCTAGTTGGTCAACAATTGATCCAGTAATTGTTCCGCCAGTTAAGCTAGCGGCAGCGGGGCCGGTGTCACCTTGTGCTCCCTGTGGCCCTTGCGAACCTTGAGCACCTGTTGCTCCCTGTGATCCTTGAGGACCTTGGACTCCAATGTCTCCTTGAGGGCCAGTAGATCCCTGCGCACCTTGTGCTCCAGTAATTCCTTGGGGACCCTGAGCTCCTTGTGCTCCAGTTGAACCAATGGCACCTTGGGGGCCAACATCACCCTGAGCACCTTGGGGACCAGTTGTACCCTGCGGACCGGTATCGCCCTGAGGTCCTTGAGAACCAGTTGCACCTTGAGGGCCTTGAGCACCTTGCGAACCCGCGGCACCTTGGCTTCCTTGAGGTCCTTGAGGTCCAGTAGAAGAGATTGCCACAATGATATTGGTGTCATTGGCAAAACCAGTCACACCATCACCACCACTACTGATGTAGGTGACAGGAACCTCTACATAATTGGTTTGCAAAGTGACTGAACCATTGACTTCAAACTTCTGGAAGTCGTTAGAATCAGCGCTGTCCTGAATAATAATGAAGTCATTATCGCTAATCAACGCTAAGAAAATGTCTAAGTCAATGGAGTTGCGATCAATGTGGGAGATATTCAACTGACTCGCACTAGTTTGCGTTCCTGAGTTATAAGTAATGTATGTACTGCCGGGATCGCCGCTGGTTGTACCAGTCTTAATCTTGTAATCGTAGAAACTTGACGACTGTCCAGCTGCACCCTGTGCACCCTGGGGGCCTTGTGAACCTACTGCACCCTGAGAGCCTTGACTACCCTGTGGTCCAGTATCGCCCTGCGCGCCTTGAGGTCCAGTAGCACCCTGTGCTCCCTGAGCGCCTACGTCTCCTTGAGGTCCAGTAGCTCCTTGGCTTCCTGTAGCCCCAGTTGAACCTTGTGATCCCTGTGCTCCTGTAGCGCCTTGTGGTCCCACATCACCCTGGGATCCCGTTGCGCCCTGTGACCCCTGTGCTCCTTGTGGGCCTTGTGATCCAGTGTCACCCTGAGATCCCTGAGGTCCCGTTACTCCTTGAGGACCCGTATTCCCCTGGGCACCTTGGGGGCCTTGGGATCCTTGCGGACCTTGTGCGGTTAATGAAGGATATTTTACCCACCTGGAACCATTCCATTTCCAGGTAAAATTGCCAACTGTATATAGATCATCTACTTGTGGACTATTTGGAAAATCTAACGGCATAGCGACCTCATTAATAAATATTTATTCATATAATATTAGTACTCAAAAAAAATAATATTAGTACTCAAAAAAAATAATTATATTAAACAGCATTCCAGGATGAACCATCGTAAACATTTAATGTTGCATTAGATGTGTTATACCATAGTTGTCCTGTTTGCGGACTTGAAGGAGCAGAAGATGCTACGTTAGCAAATTGTGCCGGTCCAGCTGGTCCTCTTGGTCCAGAAATTTCTACCCATGTTGAATCATAATATGAAAATAGTCTAGCATTGCTTGAATTAAACCATAGATCTCCAGTATTTGGAGATGCCGGAGCAGTATCTGAAACAGACAGTCTAGGAACAAAAGCATTTTCCCAAATGCCACTTGAAGAATTATAAACTATGGAATGACCACTTGCCAAAGTTCCAGTATTAATAGCAACATTATGTAGTTCATCTAATTCGTAACCATTCTGAGTAGCAACATAGATAATTCCATTATTTGTGGCTCGGACGACTACACCAATATACACAAGATGCTCTGGAGCACTGGGTTTAGTAGTAGTTAGTGCTCCATTTTCTCCTAAATATAAAGCTTGACCAGCTGTATAGCCACTACTCAAATTTATACCAGTAACATATCCACGAGTAACAACTGGTCCAGTTCCGCCAGAAGCAATTGCTTCAGCTACAAGGCCAACTGTTTTTGCAGATGTTAGATCGCTATCATTATCTGCTCTCTTTACGCTCGCATGGTTACCAACATTTCCATAAAGATATACTGCTTCACCAATCTGAAGAGTATTATTCTCAGCGTTATTTACTAGAGAAACTGTAGTAGGATACTCATTTATCCATGCAGAACCATCATAAACTAGTGTTTGATATTTTTCTGCGCTAGAAATTGTAACATCAGTAATATCATCTAGAGCACCAACTGATCCGGTAGCTCCCTGTGGACCCTGAGCGCCTGTGTCCCCCTGTGGTCCCTGGGGACCTGTTGACCCCTGAGGGCCTGTGTCGCCTTGAGGACCTGTTGCTCCCTGAGCGCCTGTGTCCCCCTGTGGTCCCTGGGGACCTGTTGACCCCTGAGGGCCTGTGTCGCCTTGCGGTCCCTGAGGTCCGGTTGCTCCTTGAGCTCCCGTGTCTCCTTGAGGTCCCTGGGGACCTGTTGCACCTTGAGGGCCTGTGTCGCCTTGCGGACCCTGTGGACCGACGCTTCCTTGTGGACCAACATCTCCTTGGGGACCAGTTGCACCTTGGGCTCCCGTTGAACCCTGCGGTCCCTGCGGACCAGTTGCTCCTTGTGCACCTACATCACCCTGTGCGCCTTGAGGTCCCTGCGCGCCAACATCTCCCTGTGGACCTTGTGCTCCTTGTGCTCCCTGCGCACCTTGTGCGCCTTGTGCTCCAATATCGCCTGTGCGAGCAAAAGTAATTATTACATCATTATTATTACTAAATGGCGTTGTGCTTGACCCGGTAACGTATGATGAAGAAACCCTAAAATATCCAGTCTCCTCAACAATAGAAGATATTGTGAATAGTGCGAAGATAGATGAATTAGATTTGATAGATATTCTAAAGTGTCCCTTTATGGTGCTAGTTGAATCATCAATTGTTCGTAAATATGATTGAATATCTGTAGAGTTATCATCTTGATCATCAATAATCAACTCTGTTGATTGATCCAGCGATGCGTTATTAAATTTTAACTTTCCTGTTCCAGGATCAGTTTGCGCAGTATCAGAATCAAATGTATAATCAAATGTTATACCACCAAAATTACCTTGCGCTCCCTGAGGACCAGTATCGCCCTGTGGACCCTGAGGACCTGTGCTACCTTGTGAGCCCTGTGGTCCAGTGTCACCCTGTGGTCCTTGGGGACCTGTACTTCCTTGAGATCCCTGAGGACCGGTGTCACCTTGAGGTCCAACATCACCCTGTGGACCAATGTCTCCTTGTGGACCGGTTGCCCCCTGCGATCCTTGAGGACCGGTATCTCCCTGGGGACCAGTGGCCCCTTGAGCTCCTGTGTCCCCTTGTGGTCCCTGGGAACCGGTTGCCCCTTGAGCGCCCGTGTCTCCTTGAGGTCCCTGTGGACCTATAGCCCCTTGTGAACCTTGAGGTCCCTGAGAACCCTGGGGTCCAACCTCTCCAGATATTTCTACCCAATATCCGTCATAATAACTATATAGCTTAGCTTCTGTTGAGTTAAACCATAAATCTCCAACATTTGGAGACACTGGAGCTGTATCAGAAACCGATAACCTATCTGCACCAGCTGCTCCCTGTGGACCCTGGGGTCCAATGGTAGCACTAGATGGAGCAAACTTTGTTCCATTGAATACTAATGATTGACCATTAACTGCACCAGTTGTATCAACTTCAATATCATCAATAAATAAAGTTGTTAACTTAACTGTTGAAGGCAGGCTTATTGCAAAAGAACCAGATGTTTCGGTAACGGTAACCTGATCTGTAGTTCCTGTTATATTTGTTATAAGCTTTGCAGCAATTATTGTATTAGAGGAATTTTTGTAGAAAAGTTTACCATCAGCATAGTTGAGTGCTACTTCTCCGTGAGTTAAAGAATTAGGCGTAGACGTACTGGTGCCAGAATTCTTTACTAAAATAGTATTAGCCATGCCAAAAACCTCTATACAAACATAAATAAAGCGCTTATCTTAATAGTAATATTTTTTATGATGTTATGCCAGAACCGACATTTAATTCTTCAAAACGTTTAGTAATTTGATTATCATAATCAGAAGCTATTTCTGCAACGTGTTTTTGTATTAGACCGTTGCGTACTCGTTGAGCTGTTGATGGACCAATATGCTGCTTGTATATCATTTTTGGAATATATTTAAATTTAGTAGCTAAAAAAGTTCTAACGACTAATTCATAGTCATCTGCAACAATATAACTTGGATTATGACCATTTAACTGCCTATAAATATCAGCTCTCCATGCTCTAACATGATTTGGTGCTGAAACAATATGTCTTATAGTAGTGGGATTAATTTCAGGTGCACGCATCGTCCAAACATTATGGTGTTCATCCCAATAATCAGAACCATACCCAAAAGCCCAGCCATTTGGATATCTACCAGATTGACCATCTGGAAGGATTTCACACCAATCTGAATAAACAAATCCAACTTCTGGATCAGAAAACGCATCTACGACTAATGCCAGCGCGTCTGGAGTTAGTTCGTCATCATGATCTAATTCAACTAAAATATCACCCTCAGCTGCCATCATACACTGACGCTTAACTTTTCCTATACTGCCAGAGTGAACGTGTGACTTATGAGCTATTAGTTTAAATCTTTCATCTGATGCAAAACCATATATCTGATTCCAGGCATTGTTATTCGTTGAGTCGTCCCAAATAACCCATTCCCAATCGGTATAGGTTTGATTTTTAAGACTAGACCATGTTCTAGCTAGAATGCCTGGATCAGTATTATAAACTGGCGTACAAATTGATATCATTTTAACCTCAAACTAATTAAATATAGATTAATATATTACCATAATTCATAAATGAATGCTAGTAATCCATCTTTTTTTAATGACTTTAGTCTTACTATTTTACACAAGGATGGGAGCCTTTATGCGGAATTTTATTAGTAATTTATTTAGATTATCAACAGTTACCATAGCAGTTGTTGGATTTTTTGCACCAATGAATTCTGGTGCATCCGCAGAAACTTTAAGCGGACTCAGTGTTGTTGGTTATGAAATCAGTACAAACGCACCGCCAATGGTTGACTCCGAAAATCCAAATTGCTCTGCACAGTATGCCAGCATTAATAACTGGCCAGATATATATATGGCTGGCTGTAGAACCAATCAAATAATGCTTCATTACACCGGGTATATTACAATTCCTACACAGTCTGCACAATTTAGAATATGGTCTGACGATGGTGGTTGGGCTACAATAGGGGATAATTCATTTGGCTATTGGGGATTACGTGGCTGTAGTTATACAGAGTCTCCAGTTTATGAATTTACTGCTGGACAATCGGTTCCAATTGATGCGTGGTTTTATGAATGGGGTGGCGGAGAATGCTTTATATTATGGTGGAACATAGGCGATGGATGGGGGCCAGTTCCTGAATCAGCTTTTACTCAATCAGCTCCAGAAACTACTACAACTACCACCACCACCACTACTACAACTATTCCAAAATTTCTTGGAAAACCACAAAATGTTTCGGTAACAGATAGTGGTTCTGGAATTGTTATTTCTTGGAATCCGGCAGATGACGACACTGGAATTTCTCCAGAACGATACGCAATTTCATGGAGGACAGGACAGTCTGGCTGGGGTATAGCAACAGGAAATGTCGGTGATGAAAACGCTTTAAATACACAAGTTACTTTAGACTACCAAATGTTTGAATCAACCGGTGGACTAGATGCCGAGTATAACTTTACCGTAAGAGCTGACAACGATACTGAAGGTGTTTACTCTCAAGAATCTGATGCTGTTCAATTCATAGTTAATGCTCCACCGCCTCCAACCACAACCACTACAGAACCACCAACAACAGAGCCACCAGCTACAGATCCTCCGGCAACCGATCCTCCGGTAACAGAACCGCCAACTCCTGTAACTACTGAACCAGAACCGCCCACTCAGACAACGCAACCTTCAGATAACAATACGGATAATACAAATCCACAACCAGAGCCAGAACCTCAACCCGAGCCTGAGCCTCAACCAGAGCCGGAACCTGAAATAGCGCCAGAACCAGAACCTGAAATAACTTCTCCTGAACCTGAAATTACGCAGCCAGAAACAAGTGTTCCTGAACCTGAAATTACATTACCTGAAGATATTTCTAATCAAGTAGATGAAATTTTATCTGGAGATTTGACAGAAGAACAATTTGCTAATGCTGTAGATGAAATATTAACTTCAGCTGATAATGAAGAAGAACTAGTTGCTGCAGCTACAGAATTATTGTCTGGAGATCTTTCTACAGAGCAGTTTGCCGAAGTTATTGATCAAGTATTTACAGAGGAATTAAGTGACGAGGCCTTTGCTGAAGTGCTTGATACTGTTTTTGAAGAACCGCTAACTGATGAAGAATTTACTGCAGTTATTGATGCGGTTTTAGATCAGCCATTGAGTGACGAGCAGTTTGAAGAACTAGTTGATGTTCTTAGTAGTGACACAGTAACTGATGAGCAAGTACAGGAAGCAGTTGATGCAATTATAGAGAATGGAATAACAGAAGATCAGGCAACTGAGATTGCTACAAGTGCAGAGGTACTATCTTCTATCGATGGGGATCAGGCGGCTGAAATCTTTGCTGAAGTTCCCATAGATGAAATAACTGAAGAACAAGCTTTGGAAATTATTGCTGCGGTACAAGATGCTCCAGAAGAAGTTCGTTCTTCATTTGAAGAAGAAATAAATATATTTGGTTCCGGAAGCCTAAATACCTATGTGCCTCTTGGTTCCAGCATAAATGTAGGACAAAGAAGAGCAGTTATAGCTGCCGGCGCAGTTATAGCTGTTGCTCCAGTAGCTGGAGCTTCAAGAAGAAGATAACAATAGGGAGATTAATAATGAAAAAATTTATGAAGAAATTAATAGCCGCCCTCTATGAGCAGGCTTGGACAATTGCTGGAACAATACTTGTTCTCATAACTTTGTCTGGCGACATACAGACATGGGGTATAAAAATTAGTGTTATTACTTTGATAATAGTTCTGTTTGGCGCTGTAATCAAAAAAGAAATGGATGATTCTGATTGATCTTATTTAACTATAAGATCTTCAGGAATAATCCATAACTTACAGATAGCGTTGGGCTCTATTCTTCCTGAAACTATTTCACAAGCTTGACCACCCATAAAATAAACACAATTAGAACATACCATCCCATTTTTAATAAATGGATTTAAATTTGCTGGAGCGTAGTGTGCTCCATTGGCTTTACTTGTTTGGTCAAACTTGCCAAACATTTCTACCACATGTTCATAGTGTTCATACATCATTTTTTGACGAGGGTTTAATTTATTTTCAGGATCATCAGCGTCTTCTACGTCCTCTGGATCCTCTTCTGGCATCTCGTCTTCTGGTTCTTCTGAATCATCTGCCTGATTATAAGATTTTTGTTTTTTTGCTTTTTCAATATCATCCATAGAAACAGAGATAATATCTCCATATTCTGTTAACCAGTAATTATTCATCTTTAGAATCATCCTTTACTGCACCCTGCCAAATAGCTGCTAAACGACAATAACCATTTTCCTCAACTGATTGTGCAACTATTTTACACATACCATTACCCTCATAGAAGGCGCAATTGCCACACTTAACGCCCATGCTTAAATTGTCATTTTCAATGCCGGGAACATATCCAACCCAGATACCATTCCCATCATTATTGGCTAACTTTCCATATTTACCAACAATACCCAACATTGCATTAACATACTCTGCCTCTGCAGGAGCAAGTTTTTTTTCCATCTGTTCCAAAAGTTCAGCTAACCAATAAATTGCCATTAATCATCTCCTAGTTTTAATTTGTATTATATTATAGTAACTATAATTACTTGATAATTCCTCTACGTTGCATTTCTAGTCTTCTGTCAACATTATCTTGCTGAGTTCTTCTTGATGATGCTGCACCAAAACCAGCCAATCCAACAACAGATGCTACTCCTAGCATTTTTAGATTTCTAGATCCTTTTATCCCTTTTGCTACAGAAGCAGATAAATTATCCGCCATACCCCTTGTTTTTGATGTTGCCTTTACTGGTGCGCCAGATGATTGTGATACTGGTGATGCTTTTGGTGCAGAAGAAACAACTTTAGCTTTTGGTGTAGCGTTTCCAGATTTTGTTACAGTTTCCGCAGTTTGTACAGGCGTTGTAGCACCCTGTCCAATAGATGTAACTGGTTTTCCAATTGGTTTAGGAGGAGAAGCTGTCGTTCCAGGTATGGGTAAAATTCTTCCAGCTGATGGCTCGTACTGCAAACCAATATCATCCATATGCTTTTCTAATGCCTCTAGAGTACCCCTAGTAGCCATATGCATAGGGCTACCAGATTTCACCGAGGAAGGATCAATCGATGCGTATGCTGGATCCTGTAATCTAGACACCAATGCTTTATGCTTTTCCAAAAGTTCTTCTGGTGACATGTTTTTCCATGTTTTAACCGATGGCCTACCAGAAGATGATGGACTATTATTAGTCATATCTATTTAATACACCTTCTTGAGCAATATCTTTCGTTATTATGTTCGTATATCATACCTTTTTGGAACTCCCTAGCGCAGGAAATGCAGCTAAACTTTGTTCCAGAAATACCATAATACAGAATTGCTTTACCTTTTTCTTCTACTTTTGTTTGAACTGGCGTATTGGTTACGTTTCTCTTTGCTGGTTTTTTTCCTGCCATTACTTACTCCTTACATAATAAGTTCATGGCATTATAGTAATTAAATTTTAGTTGCAATTACTCCAAGATTAGGTATTGCTTTCCAAAAATCAGCACTGGTTTCTTCCGGCAAGATGTCGTCATCGATATCGTATTGCCAATGTCCGGCATCAAAGCCTTCGGCTATCATACCAATAGCTAAGAAGTCTTTAATTAATTCTTCTTGAGACCACATGCTTTGATGCTGTTGAAGAATATTTGATTTACACCTACTAGCTGGAGTAAATATTGGTGCTCTCATAGATCTAAATGAGATTTCTCCATCAACCCACATGCGAATTAATCTTCCTACATCTGTTTGAATAACTTTAATTATTCCCCCAACTTTCAGTTTAGTGTGCATGTGTGTTAAAAAAGATTTATACTCAGTCACTGGAATATGCTCTAATGTATGAGATAAAAAAAATTCATCTACAGAATTGTCTTTACAAAAAGAATCTAGATCCATAATATTAGCTTCAATATCACATATCTCTGCCAAGTTTACTGTTTTATATTCTGGATTATCTTTACCTATACCACCCAAATTATATTTTAACAATGTTTAGTCCTCTCTTTTATGGGCATTGATTCGAACCCAATTGTAGTCTCTAAAAGATTTTGGAAGTATATCTGGCTTATAACCAGTTTTCCATAGACAGTAAGGAAGACTTACCTGATCTTGATAAGACCATGCTATATTTTGTTCGTACCAAAGTTTACCTAGTTCTTCTACCTGTTTATTTTTCATATCTCTAGCTGATACACCACATTCATATAATCCATAGTTTTCTGGAAAACCTTCAGACTTATAAAAAGATACTTGCTCGTCTAATGGTTCATTTATATATTTTGCTGGTCTTATTGTTGACTCTCCATAGGCGCATGTCCTATTGTCAAAATGTGGCGATATAACAAATCCATTTTCTAAATAAGAAAGTATCTCAGGAATAAATTCTTCCTTTAATATTTCCATATCACCATCTATCCATATTACATATTTATAGTTATTTAAAATATCTATTGAGTGAGGATATAGTTTTGGTCTTTTGGATCTTCTTCTATTGTCAAGATGAGAATCTTCTAATATTATTTCTTTCCACGGATGTTCAATTTGAAACGGAGATTTTCCATCAGTAAAATATATATAATCAACATCATCAATAAACAACGATGATGCTCTATGATCATATCCACCTGTTACGGCAGTACACACTACTGTATTATTCTTCCAGTCTAACATGATATTACCTATAATTTATAGTTATTGGGTATGGCATGGTTTTAATAATATTTTCTGAATTAACAAAACAGAGTGGATGAAATATTTCTAACAAAATTTCTCCCCACTCTATAGGATAAGAAGTATGAACTGTATCGGCAGCTTCTCTAGGATGCTTTGCCGGATTTTGTTGCAGTTTTTCTAATTTAGAGTCCATTATTCTTAATAGTGTTGAATACCACATTTTGGTAAAATTAGTCTTAGGTTTAAAAATATATAAATCGTTACTTATTAAATGTGGCCAATATTTACCAAGCCATGGACGTTGCTTTACTGTTACTGAAAGCTCACCTTCGTCCTCTGGAGCACCTATTCCATAACAATCAGTTGATTCTAACTCATCAAAATAAATATTCCAATTCCAAGAACATGGTTTAATATCAGTATATCCTCCACCATGGTTATGCATGAAGTATGTTCTAAGGTAATCTGCTTTATGTACATCTGACAAATATTCAAATCCAGGGTGTAGAGGTTCTTCTGGCAATATGTACTCATCTAGATTATTATTATCAACTAAAACTACATTTACTCCCGAATTGCGTCTAATTGATTCCAGGCCATTAAGTCTATTCTCGTTCATTACTGGATTGTTATGACCAACCCAAAAACAATATAAATTTCTATTTAACATTTATATCACCTTTAGCGGAGAGGGTGGGATTTGAACCCACGGATGCATTCAACATACATCGACATCTTAGCAGGATGTTCCATTCAACCGAACTCTGGCACCTCTCCAGTTTATCACGGAACTATACCTGGACGTTCAACGTCTTCCATTAAACGAGTTCTGCTCCAAGCGCCACATGAGTTACAGTACCACTGTTGGTATGATCCTGTTTGAGTATACTTTTGCCCACGACGCTGCAGATCATCAGAGCCACAGGTCGGACAGTTGCATTCTCCATCATATACATTTAGATTCGGATGATTTGTCATCCAAGGTCTTAGTTTCAAGTAAACATTTCTTAGCAGATCTACGTCCTGCTTTGCATACTTGATCATTAGTTTCCAGGCCTTCATATCTCCACGCATACAGCCTGCCCACGTTTCAAACCCACCAGTATCTACTTTACGCCCAATACCTAAGTGCTGACCAAGATGATCTAATTTATTGCTATTAAACATAAAATATCTTCTAGCAACTTTGAGCGTATCTATTTGTCTAACTGGAGAAGTTGGACCTAGATTGTGCGCTATAAATCTAGCGTTTGCTTTTCTTATATCGAACTTATCACCATTATGAGCTATTACAATATCTGCCTCATTTAATAGTTCCCATAATTTTTTTGTTACATTATAATCATTTTCTGGATCTTTTTTATAGTCATCAGGAAAATCTATTAAGGAACAAACGTGAGTAGTTTTTTCGTGTTCCCATCTATATGAAACACACAAGAGGTACCACTCACGCTCATGCTCTATAACATTCTGTTCAAAATGACCCCACACATAACTCAAGTTAGGCGCAGTCTCTATATCGAAATAAAGTATTTTGGGCATATACCCACCAATCTTTAGGGACTAATTAAGTCGTTTGCTCATCTAGTATATCATCAATTATAACACAAAAGGTGGTATAGTGCTCACTTCTGTTGCACTATACCACCCATCTTTTATGATCAACCATTAATAACTTTTAGTATTAGAAAAAATAAATTTTTAAGTTGATCATCTGACGCACTAAAAACTACCTCGGAGTCATCTCCAAAAGTAACTTTTAAAATGTGACCGCTAATTAATCCACCCTCTGTAGTGATCATAGATGTAGGTGGAGTAATTTCTATATTTTTTACCGCTGGCATGAATCCAGAGAAATCAAAATCACTCATTATCTCTTTTTCTTTTTCTTTTTAAAGGTAGCTACGTTTTTCGGAGCCTGTCCTTTTACACCTTTTGATGGTGTTCCTTGTGATCTTTTTCTTTGAACAGCACTTCTTCTTTGAGAAGTGGACATAGAATTGGCTTTGGCGACGGGCACACATTTAGCGTACCCGCCACCTTTTCCAGAAGTTCCACAAGGTTGCCACTTGCCGTTCTTTTTAGGTGCACCTATGTTTACCCATTTTTGGTTAAACCATTTAGTTAAACCAACTCCTTTTGGTCCAGCCATAGTATATCACTTTTTCTTTTTTGGTGCAGAAGTTGTTCTCCAGCTCCCACCTTTGGACTTATACCATTTAGCAGCCCACGCATTTGCGTACGCACTTGGATAAACATCAAACTTAGATCTAGCCAATGCTTTAGCTTGACTCCAAAGTTTTGGATTTTTTGCTACGTTTCTTTTTTGTGCCATTAATCTTGATCCTGATCATATATTCCGTTTCCAGAACCGCCTGGTTTTTCCTTATCCTTTAATCCATTTGCAGCTAGAACTCCAGATAAACAACCGGACAAGAATAAGACTATAGGAACCAGAAGTGAATCAATAAACGCCTTATCATTTGGAGATTGCTGATCAATTGGCTGAGTAACAAACACTAGCGCATACATTACTCCAGCAACAATAATTGCAAATGTAAGAGCTAATGTTGCTCCAACAATTAAAACCATTCTAGCCTTAATTTCACTATTTGTATATCTCTTTTTTTGATAATTACTCATTAGGTACGCTCCCAAAAATATGTACAGGACATGTGCCTGATGCCTCACAAAGTGGAGGCTTGCACTCATCTTTTTCCCAATTAACTGGATCTTGACATGGGTATCTGTAGCGCTCAAGATCACTACAGCCACTAATTAAACCTAAGCCAAAAGCCATACATGCAACTAAAAATGTAATAATATATTTTTTCATTAGAACATTTTATCCCATGTGACAGGTCCAACGACACCGTCTGCTTTTAGACCATTAGCGGTTTGCCACTTCTTTAGTGCCTCAACAGACTTAGGTCCAAAATCTCCATCAGCCTTAGCGCCAATTATAGCTTGTACCAACATTGCTTCAGGCCCCTTAGATCCAAGCTTTACTGGATTGCCAGGGTATTTGAATTCCATTGGGCCAGCTTCTACAGCTCCACCAGAAGGAGCAATTGATTCTGTTACAGACGCTACAGAGCCGTCAGGGGTTTTATCTCCCAAACAGTACTGCCAGTGCCAAGCTTCAAACTCTTTTGAATTTTTATCTGATGTCTGCAAATAGAAACCCCACTTTGGAGCATTTGCGCACATCCATTCAAAACAAGCACCACCCATTGACTGCAGTTTGCCACCAGCTTCATAACCAAGATCTATAGCTAGTCCCCAACCATGATTTGAACCCTTTTTTCCAGTAGGATCGGGAGCTGCAGAAGGAGCTTTACCTGGCTTTAGATACCAGGTTTTTCCTTCGTATACGCGAGTTACCTGAGGTTTGCGCCCCTGATCTGCTGTTGTATATCTATCCATAAACATTGACAACTGACCCTCAAATGAACGGTAATCTCCTACGTTACGTAACTTGTGACCAGCGGCTAGAGCTGCATCATACATTTTATTAAACTGCTCTGCGACTGGGGCATACATCTGTCCACCAGTTTTAACTTTTGCTAACAAATTAGCTGGTAATTGACCATTTTTATGTGGTGCCAATGCACTTGGCACAACTAGTTTAATATAAGGGTATATCATTATTAACTCCTATCATTTTATTCTAATATCAAAATAGTAACGTTTTAACATGTGTAATACACGCGACTTTAACGTCGTCCCGTTCTTTTTAGTGAGGTTTTTACAGATGCGTTCTCACCAGATCCTACTATAGAAACTATTCTCCATTCATTTCTTACATAGTTTATAAGTAGATTGTATAATCTGTTCAAAAATTCTTGCCCACCATTATATCCTTTTGGAGATACCTCAACGTGTATGTGTCTTTTTCCCTGATTATCTGGATCAGTATTTTCGTCCCATTTTTTCCAACCAGAAAAAGGAATATTTATCATAGCATTCCAAGTGGTGGCATTAACAATTCCACTTGGCACTATTTTATTTTCACGTTGCCAAACTTTTAATTGATTTTCAGTATTTTTATCAAATTTCCCAGTTGCGTTTATTCCAAGAGCTGACTGAAAAATTTTAACATGCTCTCCACTTGCACCTAAAGATATATCTGCAATAAATTGATATTGTGAACCTGTTACTGCAAAAGAATCTCTACTGCACCTATAGGCTGCTCCCCAGTTATTATTTGAACCGCGAACCACTCTACCCATATATGTATATCTTGTCATGCTTTGCGGAAGATATATTCCAAAATAATCATGAATCTCTTCTATTTCAAGAACTATACGATTTTTGTATAAGAAGTTAATTAAGTTCCAATTAATCTCTTCAAAATTTTCAAGAGGAATATTTTTTCTAAAGTTCCATGCTGCTACATCAAAAGCTCTTCCACGAGAATGAACAGAGTCAATATTCCCACTTGAAACACCTACGCTCGTCAGTCCAAAGAAATATTCTAATGATTTAGAAAATTCTCTAACCACACTAGTTGGCGATTTTTGTGCATCTTCTAGTCCGGTATATGTTCTAATCATATGTTATTTATTTCTTTTTTCTTTTCTTTGATATTTTTCTTAACGTAGTTGCTAAGTTTGCTTGACGAACTGTTGTAGTACTGTACTTTGATGGATTTTTCTTTACAGCTGCAGCGAATGCTGGTACTGTCATTTTTGCCTTTTTTGCTTTTGCTGTAAAGGCGCCAGGTCTTTTAATTGCCCCTTGAATCCACTTTTTTTTACTCGCCATTTTCATTCATCCTTTTATTAAATATAATAATTAAATATCCGACAAAGCATAGGAATACGCCTGCATAAAATATAGTAACGCTATTTCCAGTATTTGGTAGTTGACCTATTGGAACCGTTGTCTCTGGCATTGAGGGTGGTGCCACTGTTGTTTGCGGAATGTCTACTACAGTTGTAGTTGACTCATTATCGTTTTCTGGACTTGGTTCGGGTGTAGTATCGATAACTGGTTCTGTAGTTGTGGTTGTACTTTCTTCAATTGGTGGATCTGTAACTGGAGGATCAGTTGCCGGGGGATCCGTAGCTGGTGGATCTGTAGCCGGGGGATCTGTAGCTGGAGGATCGGTTGCCGGGGGATCAGTAGGGGTTGGTGGTACTGTTGGTGCGTCTGGATTATTTGGTGGAACAGCCCCGAAAGATTCGCCATTTTTAGTAGTTCCACCTGGCTGACTATCAATAAGCAAAACTGGCGATAAAGCCGTATCATCAAGATTAAAAACAGCAAATCCTAATTTATAATCACCAGTTACAGAAACCTGATATGTAGATACCTGCCATCCTGTAGAGCCATATGTCCCAGTTGAATAGTCTCCAGTCCCAGGATTTGTAAAACCAAGCAGGGCATATCTTTGTGTCTGGTTGTTAACGGTAATTGTTGCAGATGAACTCGAATCTACTGGTGTTAAAGACGTTATGGAACCATCGTTAAATGGCACGTAGTCAGTTCCTATATAGTTCCATGACATGGTATATGTAACGCCAGCACTTAATGTCACATTTCTAGTAATCCATGCGGCATCTGTGGGATTACCGCTGCCCCAACCACTTGCTGATGCCTGAGATGTCATAATACCTCTTAAGAATGTATTTTCAGCGCTTGACAAACCAAGTGCTAATGTAGCCACATCGAAGTTTGCTTCATTAGCCGGTTGAAGTGCTGCAGCGTGTGAACCATACGGCGAAAACTGCCAAATAGTAGCGGGAGTTGCTGGCTGATAATACTGAGAACCAGGTGTTCCCACTTGACTTCCTGGTGGTGCATTAAAAGTTACAGTTCCATTTATTATGGAAACACCAGTTCCACTACCGGTAATTGTTGAGGTCATATTTTCAGTCTGCGCACCCTTCTCCCATCCAGTAAAGTCTCCAGATTCAAAGTTTGCATTAGATACACTATCAGCTGATACGATGCTCGGCAGCATAAATAAACCTAACCCAAATAAAATATAAAAAAGCTTTTTCATTTCTCCCTCATTCTATAAATTGTCCGCAATTATATAGTAATGTTTACAATAAAAAAGAGAGACGCATTTCTGCGCCTCTCTTAGTAAATTATATAAATATTATACTACTTTTTCTTTTTCTTTTTAAGAATAGCAGATTGTATAAAAGGTGGTAGTTTTTTCTGTGCGGCAGTTAGTCCATTTGCAGGCTTTTTAGCTGCAGCTTTTTTCTTTTTCATTGCCATATTTTTTCCAATCTTAAACTAAGAATGAGAAATTAATCTCAGTACATTTTCTTTCCACCCATTTTCTTGGAACCCATCTTCTTAGAGCCCATCTTCTTAGATCCCATTTTCTTGGAACCCATCTTCTTTTTACCCATGTGACCAGCCATAATTACACCTCCTTTTTTTTCTTAGCTTCGCTAGATTTCTTGTAGTGCCACATCATGTGATCTTGCATTTGATCATCTACCTTATCAACCTGTTCGTCAACATGATCTATTTTATGATGTAGATGAAGTATTTCATCTTTAACATCACCTAACATTGTTGCAACTACGTTGTGATCATTTTTATTTTCTGTTCTACTTTTCTGAACAAGCGCTGCGAGTATGCCCCCAACAGCAGCTATTGTTGCAACAATGATAGCTTCCACGCTATCACCACTTCACACGATCAGCCCAATAGGCTGCAGACATTTTGCCTTTGGCAATGTTTTTAGCATGACGAGCTTTAAAAGATTTTCTTCTGGCGGCGTAGGATGCTGACTCGCCTTTTTTCTTTGGAGATCCCGATACACCCTGTTGTCCAAAGCGAATTGTCTTTACTTGATCCCCCTGCTTAGCTACAACAACATGCGATTTAGTGGGATGGTTTGGTGTCCTTTTAGGTTTGTTAAAACCACTTACACCAGCTCTAGCTAATCTTGGATCTTTTTTAGCTGCCATTACTTTTTCCTTTTAATCTTGGTTTTTTTATGTTTAATAACTAGACCATTACTTTTTTGATTATTTGTACCCATTCTTGGTCCGCTAATATATATAAACTTTTTAATTGCCACTGTTATTTCTTTTTTCTTTTCTTTTTTAATTTTTGAGCCGATGATATTGCTATAGCTATAGCTTGTTTTCTAGACTTTACTACTGGCCCACCCTTTCCCGAATGAAGAGTGCCCCTGCCAAATTCTCCCATAACAGACTTAATCTTTTTTTGATAAGATGATTTCTTTTTGGAAGCCATTATTTGCTCTTATTTTTTGTCCAACGACTGGAAATATGTCCACCACTTTTTTTCAAATCAATAACATTCATTACAGAATTCTTTAATAAGTTACGATAACTCTTATCTGAAGATGTTTTAGAACCCCAACCTTTGTCCTTCATGAAAACTCCTTATAAAAAAAAGACACTGGATATATAGTAACATTTCATCACTATATAACCAGTGTCTTATTTGAAAAAAGCGATGTTACTTTTTATCTGATTTAGCTTTAGTACCTTGACCCTTTGGTCTTCCGGGCTTTTTTGAAGCCTGTGACTTTTTAGCTTGTACACCGTCAGTCTTTTTTGGCTGAACTGGCTTTTTCTGCTCTGCAGCTTTTGGAACTGACTGAACTTTTGGTGCCTCTTTAGGAGGAAGAAAATCAGAATTTTTAACAGGTGTAACAATATTTTCTGTTTTCCCAATAAAATTAACTGGATTCTCTTTCTTCTTAAGAAGTTTCTTAATAAACTTAATCATTATAACCTCTCATTTGCCTTGTTGTGAATCTTTAATGAGCATGTATCGCTCACCCGTTTCTTTTGAAGCTAGTGAAAAACCGTAGGCTACAGCTTCTTCTACTGCAGTCTTTAAGGCTTCTTTATCCTCAAAAGAAACTCCATGTAATGGGATTGTTACTCCCGCATAGACATCAATATTTTCAAAGTTTCCAATATTGATTTTTCTATTTACCCCACATATTACTATGGGAGAACTTGCTAGCGTAATTTCATTGCTCAAAAGGTTCACCACCTGATCTAAAGGAGAATCTATTGATTGCTCCATTGCTGTTTTTGATATTTTAGGCATATACGTCTGTAAATGATTGTATGAATTTTATTGTTTCTTTAGTTTGTTCTTCGATAGAAAGTCCATCAGTATTAATTATAGCAGAACAATAGTTTTTTACCAAGTCCATTTCTAATTCAGACTTATGATTTGACTGCTCTGCTGTCATTAATCTACCATCTCGTTTCATCATTCTTTCTGACCTAACCTCGTCAGAAGCTTCGTAGCATACAACTATACCATTTGGCTGCTTGGCTATCATGGCTGCTTCATTTTCAAATCTTACGTCAGAAACTATAATACACAATGGTGTTTCGTTTTCTGAATATTCTTGCGTTGACATATACTCACGAAACATTTGTGATGTTTTTATTATTGCCCATCTAGCAAAACACTGAGGGTCATACTCTCTGCAGAGATCCCCAGCTTTTTGGAGAAAAGATCTTGGCTTTATTCCTTCTGGCTCAATTGGAAGATTATATATATCCTTAACTAATTTGCAAAAATCATCATATGAAGGTATTGCGCCAAGTGCATTTCTGCCATAAATATCATATACTACTTCATGTATAGAAAATAATTGTCTATCTTTTTGTCTTTGCCCAAGGCTATTCTTTCTTATTGATGCCAGTTCATATAAAGGTAGTGCAAAGAATATATGATCCCATGCAATATTATCCGTAACTGGTTTATTGATT